GTCACCTTGATTCGTACAGGCTTGTAATGCAAGGCAGAAGTGTCTTCCAACTTGATCACATTGACAGCATGGCAAAGCGCAGACAACTGCGCCTGGGCGATGCGTTGGGTGGTCTCGCTAGTGTGCTGGATGTTCAAGTTGTCCCAAACACGGCGGCCTTTGTGTTGGCCGTCAATGATCTCGAAAGTCAACTTCAAACCTTGGCCATTGCCACTGGCAAGAGGGCGGATGTCAGACTCTGTGATGTGCGCCAGGTAAGTACCAGCGGGTAAGACTCCATTTGTGATCTGTGGAGCAACAGAAGATGCGTCAAAAGAAAAGTTAGCCATTTTTTAGATTCCTAAAAGTTAAAGTTACGGACTGATGGATCAAGATTGTGCTTTTGTCAAAGCGTCTTGGAATGTTGCCCAGTCAAGCGACATATTGGATAAGCCAAAGCGGTTGCCACCGCAATGTGCTGGATGAGCCTCAACATGCAAGATGCGTTCACCAGTTGTGGTTGCCTTGGTTTCTTTCTTATTGAAACCAGCGTCTGTTTTGCTGGTGTAGATGCGGTAGCCTGCATAGCCAATCACATCTGCCCATTCCTGCACCAGTGCAGCGGCTCGGTCATGGAGTTTCAAAACATGGGAGTCATAGCCCTCGGTCAAGGGGTCTTCAACTCTCTTGATCTTGTCGTGGGCAATTAAGATAATGCCCATTTGCTTGGTGGATCGCAGGACTTCCAGACCAGTTAAAAGATTGCGCCATTCCTCGGCGGCTGCCACATAGCCTTTGCCAAAGCCTGGTTGCTCGATGTTCTTCCAGCCATTTTGTTTGCAAACATGATCTTGCACCATTGGCTCCAACCAATCGAGCGAGTCGATAAACAAGGTTTTGAAGTCATGTTCGTTGGTGATCAATGTCTCGATAGCTGAATAAACTTCAGCCAGGCTAGATGCCAGCGGAAATGCGTTTGCGTCCACAGCATCTGCGCCATCCTCGGTCAAGATGCCAATGGCGTTTGGTGCCTGTGATGCAAAGGTGGTCTTGCCAATCTTGCCTGCGCCAACTAAACAGATTTTTGGCGCACGAACACGGCGGGTTTTGGTGATGGATTTGAGATCAAACATTTTTAGTCTTTCAGAGTTACGGATGGTTTTGCGGGTTTTGAAGTGAAGAATTTGGCAGCCTCTGCATAAGCAGCGGCATCGAGTTCTTGCAAGGCACGAAGTTGGCGCAGATCGACTTCAGGTTTCCAACGGAAAGCCTTTTGTACATTGGCACCCAACATCTCGAATTCAGCGGACAGTGCCTCTGCATCTACTGTGCGGGTCAAATTCCAAGCGATAGAAAATTCCTCATCATTGTGAGTGCCTTCTCCGCCGTCTGGCTTGACATAGAGCGCAAGGCTTCTGTTTTCGACATTGAGGCGATTCTTCTTGGCAGTTTCCTCGGCCAGTTTGGCTGCACGAAGTTCGGCTATTAGTTTAGAGATCATGGGAAAAGTCTTTCATATCTTGAAGGGCGGACTCGCAGATGTGATCCACGATGGACTGCATAAGCAGATGGGCAATGTCAACACCATTGGTAAAGGCGTTAACAAGATTCATGCACTCTTCTATGTCTGGTGCATCTGGGTAGTTTTCTTCAGCTAGTTCGTATTCAAGTTTGCAATCGAGTTCCACACCTTCAACCTCGCACTTGAATTGGTAAAAGTCTGGGGTCATGCTTGCCCCCTTGCTCTGATTCGTTCTGCAATGACTTCTGATGGGTGAGGCCAACCCACCGCCCATTCGTCAGCAATCTTTGCACACGCCTCACGCTCAAGAGCGATTGCTGAATCAACTGCTTTCTCAGCCGCTTTCATTGCGGCATCAGTTAATCGCTCACGCTCACGCTCTGCTACCAGTTTGGCAAAGGCTTGAAGGTTAATATCGTCTGTTACAAACATTCCTGTGTCTGTAAACCAACAGCCACATTTAATCAATTCATCATTTGTCATCAATTCATCTTGTGTCATGCTCTGATCCCCCAAGCGTTGAATAAAGGTTTGGCATCATAGACAGGATGAATTTCAACTGCTGATTGGAAGGAGCCTGCCGTTCTGTGCGTAGGTCTGCCCCATGCGTCTTTGGCGTTGTGGTTGACCAGTTGGCCACGGCGAACTGCCATGTAAACAGCATTGGGTGTGAAACCCTCTGCCGTGATTTCTTTGATCGTGCGTGGCTCTGCACAGAACTCTTGTAGCCTGGTGATGTGGGTCATGTTGACCACCATGCGACTAAGAGCCAGGCAAAGCCAACAGCTACCAAGGTGGCAGCGAAGATGTCTTTGAGGGTTTGTTTCATTTCAATTGTCCTGTAAAGGTTGAAAGGGATGGGGCTTGCGCCCCGTGGGTGGGAGATTACTTGCGTTCTACTGTAAGAACTAAATTGCCATCAACGATTTCAAATAAAACTGCTTTAGCAATATTGAGAGTTTGGCGTGAGCGTTCTTCGTCACCATGAGAAAGTAACTCTTGTGCGTCTGACAATAAACCAGCAACAACCATACTTGCGCCAGTAAATTTGTAAGTGATAGATTCTTTAACTGATGCAATATAAGCATCAATGTCAGAGAATCCATACATTTGAATATTCAATTCTGCTTGAGTTGGTTGAGTGATTGTTTGAGTTGCGTTTGTCATTTTGTTTCCTTAGTGTTGGCCTCTCGGCGTGATGAACAACAACCTATTTGCTGTCCATGTGAGAAATTCTAGCAAAAAACTAGAGGTTTCTAACAAATTGCTAGAAATATTTAATATGAAAACCCTAATAGGGTTTACCTTATAAATCCACAGTTCTATCTTTCTGCTAGACTCGCCAACCTATGAACATTCCTAACATTTCCCCCGAAGAAAGAAGAGAGTTGGCCGAGAAGGTTGGTCTCTCAGAGCAATATATTTACCAATGTTTAACAGGCAGGCGAGAAATGAGTGCTTGGCAGGCTGTCTGGGTGGAGCAGGAGTCAGGTGGCAAGATCACCAGAAAGATGCTCTGTCAGGGTAGTTGGCAGGCCATTTGGCCTGAGTTGGTGGAGGTGCAACTGTGAGTAACCTAACAAACATCTTCCCCAATGGGTTTGCGGCTGCCACTGAGAGTCAAGACTTGGTTAGTCCTATCGAGGGATTCACCAGGCACTGTGAGGCATCTGGTCTGGTGATCAAGGATTTGATCGCTGATGGTGAGATACATCGAGTGCCTCATATATCGTCCAAGAAGGGTGCATTGGATGGTTGGTATATCTTGCACTTGTCAGGCAAGATTCCTGTGGGTGTGGCAGGGTGCTGGAAGGAGCCAACATTCGAGTCGAAATGGATGGCAGATATTGGGCGCAATATGTCTTTCTCTGAACGCTTGGAGCATGATAAGTGGGTAGCAGAGTTCAAGGCCAAGAGAGAAGCTGACAGAGTTGCAAGCCAACAGGTGGCGGCTGAGAAGGCTGAAGATGAGGTTGGCACCTATGCTGATGCCAGTGCAGACCATCCATATTTAATCAGGAAGAGGATCGAGCCTCATGGGATCAAGATTGATCGTGCAGGCAGGCTGGTTGTGCCTGTTATTGACCAAGAAGGGGAAATCCTGTCGTATCAGACCATTGATGCAGAGGGAAACAAGCGTTTCTTGAAGGGCGGCAAGATCGAGGGTGGTTTCTATGAACTCAGGGGAAATCGCAAGGTAATCTTTATTGGTGAAGGGTTTGCAACCTGTGCGAGTATTCACCAGGCAACAGGGTTTACCACTTTAGTGGCGTTTGACTGTGGGAACTTGGCCAAGGTGGCCAAGAGTGCCAAGGAGATGTTTTTAGGTTCTCGGATTGTGATCTGTGCAGATAATGATCAGTTCACAGAGGGCAATCCTGGCATAGCCAAGGGCAAAGCAGCTGCATCCTTGGTGTTTGGGGAAATTGTGTATCCAACATTCAACGAGTCGGATTTGTCGAGCAAACCAACGGATTTCAATGATTTGCACATCCTCCAAGGGATTGAGGCGGTCAAGGAGCAGATTGAGCGAGTGGCTCTGCCTGCCATAGACAAGTTGGCGTTTGAATTCACCAGAGCAGATGATCTGGAACTCACTGAGATCAAGTGGGTGGTGGATGATTACATTGAGGCAGATTCCCTCGCACAAGTGTTTGGCGATCCTGGTGGCGGTAAAAGTTTTGTGGCCATCGACTTGGCCTGCTGCGTTGCAACTGGCAAACCTTGGCATGGCCATGAGGTCAAGCAAGGCAGTGTGTTCTACATCGCAGGCGAAGGCCATAACGGATTAGCCAGGCGACTAAAGGCATGGCAGATCGGCAACGGCACCAGCTTGGCTGGTGTCCCACTATACAAAAGCCACAGGGCAGCGCAGTTGTATGACGCAACAGAGGCTGCGGTGGTGGCTGAGTCGATTAAGCAGCTATCAGCAGAGGCGAACTGCATACCTTCCATGATTGTGATCGATACATTAGCCAGAAATCATGGTGGTGACGAAAATAGCACCCAAGACATGAACTCCTTTATCCAACATCTGGATGTCTATTTGCGCCAACCTTGGAAATGCTGCGTCATGGTGGTTCACCACTCAGGCGTGGCAGACAAAGATCGTTCCAGAGGCTCCACAGCCCTAAAAGGTGCGCTAGATGCGGAATACAGATGCCAGCTGGATTCAGGCACCAAATCAATTGCATTCGAGTCCAAGAAGATGAAGGATGCGGAAATGCCATCCCCCAAGAACTTCCAGATCACCCAAGTCGATCTACCAATCAACAACAAAAACGGGATGCCAGTCAAAGGTGCCTATCTGACAGCGGTAGACATCAGCGGTCTGGTTAGCCAGGTGCAAAAGAAAACCTATCTATCGCCAAACCAAAAGCAAGTCATGGAATGCTTGGTCATGCTGGAGTTGAGTTTGTTCCAGAATCACCAACTCAGACCAGTTACTTATGATGAGTGGCGAGATTCGGCCAGAGAGCATGGAGTTAAAAATAATAGATTTTGGGAAGTAGTAAAAAGTATGATAAATAAAGAAATGGTGATTGAGGTGGATGGTGGTTACAAGAGCAAAAATAGCCAGCCAAGTGAGGTGAAGGTTGATTGATTTGCATCCGAAAGCATCCGAAGTCATCCGAAATCGGATGGTTCGGATAATAAGGATAGCATCCGAATCATCATCCGAAACCATCCGAAACCATCCGAAACCATCCGCCTTCCGTCCTGCCAATCATCCGAATCCTTCCTCCTTAGTCTAATGACTAAGGATGATTCGGATGGCGGACGGATCGGATGATCAGGATCGGACAGGGATTTTTGGGTTGGGTTGGTGTTTGGTGAAAAAGGTAAAAAATGATTGAAGTAAGGATAGAAATGAAAATTGTTTCAACTGCGAACTTAAGACTACATTGGGCTGTTAAGGCTCGATTGGCGAAAAGTCAACGGCAAAAGGCGTTTAACGCACTGGCATCGGTGGCCGTTCCACCGCCATTGCCTTTGACCTTGGTGCTAACGAGGATTGCGCCTCGTCAGTTGGATGGTGACAACCTCCAGTCGGCGTTCAAGGCCACCAGAGATGGTGTCGCTGATTGGCTTGGTGTTGATGATGGCCATAAGCAGCTGGATTGGCAGTACAGGCAAAGAAGCGGTGGTGCGAAGGTGTATGCGGTTGAGGTGGAGGTGATTTAGGATGCCTCGCCCACCAAGCAAACATACTGTCCAGTTTCGCAGGGTTTTGGGTGATGCGGAACGGACAATCCTTTTGGCCGCTGGTGATGGGAACATCTCGAATGGCTTTGTCGCCGTAATGGAGTTTTACCGACATTTCTACGAATTTGGATATAGACCTTGGATGCCCGTCCAATCCCTTGAGGTTAGTCTGGCTACGGACGAGTCAGATCAGAGGCTTGTAGCTCGTTTTAAGAAGAATAAGAGGCATATGTGCAAACTATCTGACCTCGAACCTTCTTAACGAATATTTGCAATAACTATTGGTTTGTTAAAGTCGATAGTCAAAACCTAATTAGTCTCAGTCAATCGGATGTTTAAAGTCGATAGTCAAAACCTAAGGTATAGCCAAGATGCACCATCCGAGTCTTTCATCTTTTGCGCTTGGCTAGCCAAATTCGCCCGCCCGAACCCGAGTTATCCACAGGCGAATTGACCAGTTGTCCACAATTTCTAGAATTTCTGCCAGTTTTCCCGATTTGCCTGTGGAAATCCTGTGCATAACCACGAAATAACTTTACATAATGAATGTTGTATTAAGTAGAAATGCAAATCTGTCAGGGTTTTCCCTGATTTTTTGATTTTTTGCATAGGGGGGAGGGGGTGGCTCGATGCCAAAGTTTTTGTGGGTGCCTCCCCCCCACAAAAAAAGGCAAAAGGAGTAAAATTTTGTTATGAGCGAACTCGAATTGAAAAAAAAGGTTGGCCGTCCGAAGGGTGTGAAGAAACTCACGATCCAGCGGTGGGCGGCCAATCCATCCTTGTCGTTACCGAAGACGGATCACCAGCGGATCAAGGAACTCAAGGAGTTGATGATCAACTCTGGTGGACGGGATGTAGCGCAGAAGGTGATTGAGATTGCGTTGAACGATGATCACCCTGGTCAGATGGCGGCATTGAAGATGTGTTTGGATCGGACGCTGCCGATCACGCTGTTTGACAAGGAGGCCAAGCAGAGGAATGCGGTGACGATCAACATCACTGGCATTGGCGAGGTGAACCACAGTCCAGTAATTGATGCGGAAGACATCGAGGCGAAAGAATGAGTGATCTCTCGTTCAAACTTCTCCCTTGGCAGGAGGCGGTGTTTAAAGATAGCACCAGATTTAAGGTGATAGCAGCAGGGCGAAGGTGCGGGAAGTCTAGGATGGCCGCGGTCACTTTGCTAATCGAAGCCTTGCGTTGTCCAGCTGGATCGGCTGTGTTGTATGTGGCACCCACGAATGGCCAGGCGAGGCAGATTATTTGGCAAGTCTTGATGGAGTTGGGGCGTGAGGTGATCCAGAATGCTCATATCAACAATCAGGATATAACAACGATCAATGGTGCGACTATTTATGTCCGTGGTGCAGACAGACCAGACACTTTGCGTGGAGTCAGTTTGACTTACGCCGTACTGGATGAGGTGGCAGATATTAAGCCAGAGGCGTGGGAGCAAGTTATTCGAGCATCCCTGTCTGACAAGAAGGGCAGAGCCATGTTTATTGGCACTCCGAAGGGTAGGAATTGGTTTTATGACCTATTCAAACTTGGCGAGAGTGAGGAGGACACCGACTGGAAGTCTTGGCACTTTACTACCAAGGACAACCCCCTGATTGACCCAACTGAGATTGAATCAGCCAAGAAAACCTTGTCAACTTTTGCGTTTAAGCAGGAGTACATGGCGAGTTTTACGAATGCTGGCAGTGACATTTTCAAAGAAGAGTGGATCAAATATGGCGAGGAGCCTCAGTTTGGGAGTTATTACATTGCGATTGACTTGGCTGGTTTCGAGGAAGTGGCCAAGCAGGCAGGGAACTCGAAGAAACGGCTGGATGAGTCTGCCATTTCTGTGGTGAAGGTGACAGAGGATGGAAAGTGGTGGGTCAAGGAGATCATTCATGGAAGGTGGGACATCCGAGAGACTGCGGCGAAGATACTGATGGCGATGCGAGACTATCGCCCTTTGGCGGTTGGTATTGAGAGAGGTGCGCTAAAAAATGCAGTTCTTCCGTATTTGTCTGACCTTATGAGGAAAAATAATGTATATTCCCACATTATTGACTTAACGCATGGTAATAGGAAAAAGGCAGACAGGATTATCTGGAGCCTCCAAGGCCGTTTTGAGCATGGGCGCATCATCTTAAACAGTGATGAGGATTGGGATGTATTTCTTGATCAGTTGTTACTGTTTCCAGCGCAAGGGGTGCATGATGATTTGCCAGACTCATTGAGTTATCTTGACCAGTTGGCGGTGACTTCTTACTTTGAAGAGGAAGACGGCGATGATTGGCAACCTATAGACATAATTGCGGGAGTTTAAATGGCTGAAGAACTAAAGCAAAACGAGTATGAAGAACCAACGGAGTCTGATAAGGAGTTGGTTGCTTTTGTTGTAGACCATTGTGATCGCTGGCGAGATTATCGAGATAGCAACTACCTTGATGCTTGGCTGGAGTATGAGCGCATTTTCCGTGGTGAATGGGCAGATGAGGATAAAAGCAGGGAGTCTGAGCGCAGCCGCCTGATCACGCCTGGCACTCAGCAGGCGGTCGAGACCCGTCATGCAGAGATTATTGAGGCGATCTTTGGTCAGGGCGAGTTCTTTGACATTAAGGATGACATCAAGGACATTGATGGCAACAAACTTGATGTGGAGATGTTAAAGAACCAGCTGATGGAAGACTTTGCCAAGGATAAGGTCAGGAAGTCTGTTGATCAGATTGTTTTGATGTCTGAGATTTATGGCACTGGCATTGGTGAGATTTTTGTCAAGACTGAGAAAGAGTTTTACCCTGCAACGCAGGCGATTCCTAACACGCCGACTCAGGCAGCCATTGGAGTGATGGAGAAGGATCGCATCTCTGTCAGGATTACTCCAGTAAACCCTAAGAATTTTCTGTTTGATCCAAATGGCACAACGATTGATGAGTGCCTTGGAGTGGCGGTCGAGAAGTATGTTTCGATCCACAAGATTGTTCAAGGCATTGAGTCTGGGATGTATCGCAAGGTTGACTTGGAGGCAGATGCAGGGGACGACAAGTTGGAGCCTACCCAAGAAGAGACTATGTTCAAGGATCAGAAGGTTCGAGTTCTGACTTATTATGGTTTGGTGCCAAGGGAATACTTGGAGAATTTGGCAGAACAGAAAGATATTGTCGAGTTATTTCCAGAAGATTCACCAGCTGACGATTATTCAGACTTGGTGGAAGCGATTGTTGTGATTGCCAATGACAACACACTCTTGAAGGCAGAGGCCAATCCTTACATGATGAAGGATAGACCGATTATTTGTTACCAGGCAGACACTGTGCCAAACCGCATTTTGGGAAGAGGCACAGTTGAGAAAGCCTATAACATGCAAAAGGCTTTGGACGCACAAATCAGGAGCCACCTTGATTCTTTGGCACTGACAACTAGTCCGATGATTGCGATGGACGCAACCAGATTGCCTAGAGGTGCGAAGTTTGAGGTTAAGCCTGGCAAGGCGATTATGACCAATGGTGCGCCACAGGAAATCCTATATCCATTCAAGTTTGGTGTCACAGATGGCAACAACATGACCACTGCTGTGGCGTTTGAGAGAATGCTGCTGCAATCAACTGGCACTTTGGATTCGCAGGGCTTAGTCTCAGCTGTTTCCCGTGATGGTGGCCAAGGTGGTATGTCGATGGCAATTGCCTCGATTATCAAGAAGTACAAACGCACTTTGGTGAACTTCCAAGAAGACTTCTTGATGCCTTTTATCAAGAAGGCAGCTTTTAGGTATATGCAGTTCGATCCTGAACGCTATCCTTCTGTGGATATGAATTTCATTCCAACGGCGACATTGGGCATTATTGCTAGGGAGTATGAGCAGCAGCAGTTTATTGGTTTGCTCCAGACCCTTGGGCCAAATACCCCTGTCATGCCATTGATCCTCAAAGGTATTGTGGGCAATAGTTCATTTACCAACAGGTATGAACTGATGGATGCGTTGGACAAGATGAGTCAACCTGATCCGCAGGCGCAACAAATGCAACAGGCACAACAGCAGTTGGCTCTGCAAGCAGCGCAGGCACAGATTGCGGTGAACACTACCCAGGCAGAGCAAAACAGGGCAGATGCCACCAAGACAATGATGGAGGCACAGCTGCTGCCGCAGGAGACTCAGGCGAAGATGAGTTCTTCATTGACGAAGAATTTGCCCAATCAGGATGACCAGGCATCCAAGGAGTTTGATAAGAGAGTCAAGATTGCAGAATTGATGTTGAAGGAAGCTGACATCAAAAATAAGAGCAAAATTGTTGAGTTACAGATGGCAGACAAGCAGGGAAATGTTGAGAATGACTTTTTGGCCAGACTGTCTAAGGAACTCAAATAATGGACATTACTGATTTAGAAAAGAAACTTGGCATTGAAGGGATGTCTGCTGATGAGCAGATGGCGATGGTTGTTGCCCTTCAAAAGTCTGCCCAAGAGAAGGCTTTAAAGGCAAGGGATGAGACTCTTGGCAAAAGTGCAGAGTTAGTTGTCCAAGGTTTAAAGAGAATTAAGACGGACATTGAGACGAGATTCGAGCAATTGAACTCGACTATCCAGAACAAGGTTTCTAGCATTCAAGATGGCAAGGATGGTAGAGATGGCAAAAACGGACTTGACGGAAAACAGGGTCTACAAGGTCTTAATGGAAAAGATGGCAGAGATGGCCGTGATGGAGTCGATGGTGTTGATGGTGTTAGTGTCACCTCTGCTCATATTGATTTTGATGGTAGCCTTGTTATTGGCCTGTCTAGTGGTGTTGAACTCAATGTTGGTGAGGTTGTTGCTCCTGATCTTGCTGAATCCATCAAAGTTATTACTAATGGTGGTGGCACTTCTCAGTCTGTACTTGATACTCTAGCCAGCCTGCAAACCCAGATAAATAACCTAATTCCCTCTCAAACAGGCAATTCAGGCAAGTATTTGACCACCAATGGAACGGCATTATCTTGGGCAACAGTCTCTGGTGGTGGTGGTGGACTAAGTTACCAAGGAACTTGGAACGCTACGACTAATACGCCTACATTGGCAAGTAGCACAGGCACAAATGGTTACTACTACATTGTTGCAACGGCAGGAAGCACTAACTTAAATGGGATTACTGATTGGCAAGTTGGCGATTGGTTGATGTTCAATGGTTCTGTTTGGCAAAAGATTGACCAAACAAACTCAGTTACTTCTGTTAATGGACAAACTGGTGCAGTATCAGTAGGAACTGTTACTTCTGTATCTGCTTTAACACTAGGGACAACAGGAACTGATTTAACTTCTACTGTCGCCAATAGCACCACAACACCAGTCATTACTTTAAATGTACCAACTGCCTCTGCAACTAATCGTGGTGTATTAAGTTCTGCTGATTGGACAACATTTAACAATAAGGGTTCTGGAACTGTTACTTCTGTAAGTGGCACAACAGGCAGAATAACCTCAACTGGTGGCACTACTCCTGTTCTTGATTTGACAAGTGGCGTGGCAACGGCTGGAACAACTGGTTCGGCATCTCTGATTCCCGTAATCACCATAGACACTTATGGACGAGTTACAAGCATCACAACTGCATCCAATCCACAAGGAACAGTTACTTCTGTAACAGGAACTTCTCCTGTGGCATCTAGCGGTGGAACGACTCCTGCAATTAGCCTGGCATCTGGCTATGGCGACACCTTAAATCCTTATGCATCCAAGACGGCCAACTATGTCCTGGCTGCGCCCAATGGCACAGCTGGAGTTCCAACATTCAGGGCTATTGTTGCAGCTGACATTCCAACATTGAACCAGAATACGACTGGAACAGCTGCCAACATCACAGCATCAAGCAATTCATCTCTAACGACATTGAGTGCTTTGAGTTTGCCTGGCTCTCAGGTTTCAGGAAACATAAGCGGTAATTCTGCCAATGTGACTGGTACTGTGGCCATTGCTAATGGTGGAACTGGTCAAACAACTAAAGCGGCAGGATATGACGCATTAAACCCAAATACAACTTTGGGCGATATTGCTTATCGTGGCGCATCCAATAATGTCAGTTTGGCAGGAAATACAACAACAACCAAGAAGTTCTTGGCACAAACAGGAACAGGAACAGTCTCTGCCGCACCAGCATGGGCAACGATTGTGGCGGGTGATGTACCTACCTTAAATCAGGACACAACTGGCTCGGCTGGTTCTTTGGTAACAACCAACTTCTCCATTGTCCAAAGTGGAACTAAGTTGTTGTTTAAGTACGGAGCCACTACAATTGCGTCAATGGACTCGACAGGGGTAATTACTTCTGTATCGAACATTGTTTCTAACGGAACACCATAAAGGAAAAATATGGCAACAACTGTAAGTCTAAAACCCAATGCGGTTGAACTCTCTGGATCAACTTCAGGGACAACCACATTGCAAGCAACTGCGGTGGCTGGTACTACCACAGTTACCCTTCCTGCGGCAACCGATACCTTGGTTGGCAAGGCAACGACCGATACTCTGACTAACAAGACTCTGACTGCTCCTGTAATCAGCACAATCTCTAATACTGGTACTCTGACTCTACCAACATCGACAGATACCTTGGTTGGTCGGGCAACCACAGATACTCTGACAAACAAGACTTTAACAAGTCCCACATTGACAACCCCAGCACTAGGAACACCAGCAAGCGGTGTTATGACAAATGTGACTGGCATCAATTACGATGGATACAAGAACCGCATCATCAATGGTGCGATGGTTATAAATCAAAGGGCTGGTGGAACTGTAACTCCAACTGCAAGCACTTATACATACATTACTGATAGATGGAATGTACTGCAATCACAATCATCAAAATTAACTGCCGCACAATCATCTACTGCCCCTGCTGGATTTAATAATTCACTTTTAATAACTTCATCTTCTGCATATAGCATTACTTCAACAGACCAATTTATGTTTTCACAGTCTATTGAAGGTTACAACATTGCTGATTTGGGATGGGGGACTGCCAACGCTAAAACAGTTACCTTGTCGTTTTGGGTTCAATCTAGTTTAACTGGCACTTATGGCGTAGTATTAAAAAATAATTCAAGTGGGTACACTTATGGTGCTACTTACACAATAAATTCCGCAAATACTTGGGAACAAAAAACAATTACGATTGCTGGCCCTACTGGGGGAACTTGGGAAACAACAACAAGTGCTGGCATTATTGTTAGATTTGGACTTGGCGTAGGTTCAACATATAGCCTTGCCGCTGGTTCTTGGTCTACAAGTGGATATTATGATGGCGTTACTGGCGCACAATCTTTAGTCGGCACAAATGGCGCAACTTTCTATCTGACTGGTGTGCAATTAGAAAAAGGCAGTACCGCAACATCGTTTGATTACAGACCTTATGGTACTGAGTTGGCTTTGTGTCAGAGGTATTATCAAAAATTTACAGCAGATGGTGCTTATGGAAATATTGGAGGAACGGCTTGGGTTAGAACAAGTAGCACATTTGTAGCCAATGAACCGCATTTAGTATCTATGCGAGCAACTCCAACAGGAGCATCTTTAGGTAATTGGTATGCTGGAGATAGTCTTGCAACAAACTATCAAATTGGCACATCATCATTAACTGTAACAGGCATCAGTACAAATAGTTCTGTCTTAAACTTTACTGGAGTTGGTGGAGGAACATTTAATGCTGGTGGGGCTTGTTCGCCTAATAGTGGGCCTTCCAATACTGGTGGTTTTTATATTACTGCAGAATTATGATTATGTATAAACTATACAAAAATTTTAACAATATTCAAAGTTGGGTTATCCGCACAAGTGATGGTGCTTGCATTCCATTTGACCCAGACAACACAGACTACCAAGCCTATTTAAAGTGGGTGGCTGAAGGCAACACGCCAGAGCCTGCTGACGAGTAATGAGTCCAGAACTGCAAAAGTACTACGAAGACCGCTTCTCCATGATGGCGACAGGCGGTTGGAAAGACTTAATGGACGATATTGACAACATGATTGGTTCGTTGAACAATATCAGTGCAATCCCTGATGAAAAAAGCCTACAATTCAAAAAAGGCGAACTTTCCATCCTAGTTTGGCTAAAAACATTGAGAGATGTCAGTCAAAGGGCGTATGAGGAATTAGATGCTAAGAATGTTTGATTTTGTCTGTGAAAACGGACATAAAACCGAAAGACTGACTGATTATGAGGCGGTCAGTTTTAGGTGTGAATGTGGAGCGCAAGCCACCCGCATTCTCAGTGCGCCAGCTGTTAAGTTAGAAGGATGGTCAGGGAGTTTCCCTGGTGCGGCCAACAAGTTTGACCGCATCCATCGTGAAAAACTGGCAGCAGAACGCAAAGCGAACTCATAAACAATTTTGTCGAGTTCATGTTAAAAACTCCTAGAACCCATTGAGGCAGGAAAAGGAAAAGTATGTTGATTGACAATGAAGACGAGATGCCTAGTGAGTTAGAGGCTGAAGAAGCGAAGATTGAAGACCAAGTTGAGGTAGATGATTCTAAGATTCCTGAAAAATATAGGAATAAATCATTAGAAGATGTCATAAAGATGCACCAAGAAGTTGAAAAACTTGTTGGCCGTCAAGCCCAAGAGGTTGGAGAAGTTCGCAAATTAGCTGATGAACTAATTAAGCAAAATCTTGGAAATAATGTCCAACATGCCCAAGTTGAACCTGAAGTAGACTTTTTTGAGAATCCTCAGAAAGCAATTCAGAATACTGTTGAAAGACATCCTGATGTCCTGGCTGCCAAACAGGCTGCCAATGACTTCAAAAAGATGCAAGTACAACAAATGTTGGCGCAGACGCACCCTGATTTTCAGCAAGTAACTGCTGATCCAGAGTTCTCTAATTGGATTAAATCATCCAATGTGAGATTAAATCTGTTTGCAAAGGCCGATAGTGAGTACGATTTCGACAGTGCGAATGAATTGATTTCCACTTTCAAAGAATTGCGTGGCGTGAAGACGAGACAAGTGACTAGTGACGGAGAGTCAAGTCGCAAGAGTAATTTGAAAGCTGCCGCAGTTGATGTTGGTGGATCGGGAGAATCGGGAAAGCGTATTTACAGGAGAGCTGACCTGATTCGGCTAAAAATGAACGATCCTGACAGGTACGAGGCATTGCAACCAGAAATAATGCAGGCGTACTCTGAGGGTCGAGTGAAATAACTTTTTAATCTTGGAGAATTTAATATGGCACTAGGTACGGCACATGTAACCACCACCACGGCAGCAAAGTTTATCCCCCAAATTTGGTCGGATGAGATTATTGCTGCCTATAAGAAAAATTTAGTTTTAGCAAACTTGATTAACAAAATGAACTTCAAGGGTAAGAAGGGCGACACAGTTCACCTTCCAGCACCTACCCGTGGTTCAGCTTCTGCTAAGTCTGCATCTACTCAAGTTACCTTGATTGCTGCAACTGAGACAGAAGTGCAAGTTTCTATCAACAAACACTATGAATATAGCCGTTTGATTGAAGATATTGTTGAGGCACAAGCCTTGTCTAGCCTGCGTAACTTCTACACAGCTGACGCTGGTTATGCATTGGCCAAGCAAGTTGATACTGACTTGATCCAATTGGGTCGTGCGTTCAACGGCGCAACAGTCGGAACTGATGACTATGCAACCTCCAACACATCTACCAAGGCATACATTGGTGGTGATGGAACTACTGCATACAACAGCACATCTTCAAACGCTTCTGCTTTGACTGATGCCGCTATTCGCCGCACTATCCAACGCCTTGATGATAACGACACTCCAATGGATGGCCGTTTCTTCATCATCCCACCATCAAGCCGCAACACCTTAATGGGTCTTGCCCGTTATACCGAGCAGGCTTTTGTTGGTAATGGCAATGCAATCCGTAATGGCGAAATCGGTAACTTATACGGCATCCCCGTGTTTGTTACTTCTAACGCTGACACTGGTTATGGCAGTACCCAAACTGACCGCATCTGCTTGATGGGTCACAAAGAGTCAATGGTATTGGTTGAGCAAGTAGATGTGCGTTCACAAACTCAGTACAAACAAGAATACCTCGGTACTCTGTTTACATCTGACACACTTTATGGTGTGAAAGCTGTCCGTACTGCCGCCACTACTGGTGCAGCCTTGTCTTCCTCGGCTTTTGCCTTGGCAGTTCCAGCCTAATTGCAGTTGTCCCCCCTGCCCTAGTGGTGGGGGGTCTTTTTTAACTTAATTAGGAGAAAATTTATGGCTGCTGCTACCTCTGTTAATACCCGCCGTGGTAATGACCAATTCCGTGGTATTTTTAGCGATACTTGGGTTGTAACTGCAACCCTCGATGCTGGCTCTTTAGCTGATGCTGCTGGTGAAACCGATACTGTGGCCGTTCCAGGCGTTGCCTTGGGCGATATGGTTTTAGGTTGTTCTTTTGCAGTTGATGAGGCTGGTCTGACTGTTACTGGATATGTAAGTGCTGCTGGTGTGGTGTCTTTGCGTGTTCAGAATGAGTCTGGTTCAACTGTGGATTTGGCTTCAACCAAAATCCGCATTGTTGTCGGTCGTTTGATCGTTTAAAGAGAAGGGGGGCTTGCCTCCCTTTTCTTCATTAGGAATATAAATGGCTTTGTTCAAGTGCATCAGAAGCGGAACTGTGGTTGAATTCACAGCGCAACATGACATTGATGAGATGAAACGCCACCCAGAATATCAGGTTGTTGATGTGCCTACTATGGTGGAAGAAGATGGAACAAGGCAAACAATCATTTTGAGAAAGCCTACGGGTAGACCTCGCAAGGAACAATTGTTATGAGCGATATTGATGCAAGAGATTTCGGCAGGATAGAAGCCCAAGTTGAGGCTTTGCAGGCTGAAGTTCACCAATTAGCCAAAGATGTCAAGGAACTCCTTGAGTTGGCAAATAAATCCAAGGGTGGCTTTTGGATGGGCATGACCATCGCATCTATGGCTGGTGGCTTTATCACCTTCATTGGTGGAAGGTTGCTCAAATGAAGGCGGGAATGCTTTCAGGAATGGTTTGCCCTGTGGCGACTCAGGATGTCACTACCAATCTGAAGAACCGAAATAATGCTTTCAAAAAGTATGGATATGGTCCACCAAATCCAAATGATGCGAATGATGCCTTTTGGTTAAAAAAGGCCAAAATGTATAACGCACCAACATCTACTGTAAAAGATATGCGTTGTGGCAATTGCGCCGCATTCATTCAAACTCCTAAGATGATGGAATGCATCAAAGGTGGCCTAGAGGCAATGAATGAATCTGAAAAAGAATTGTCCTATGACCAGCAATTTATTGACGCTGCCAATCTGGGATTTTGTGAACTTTTCCACTTCACTTGTGCCGCCAAGCGCACTTGTGACGCATGGAAATCTGGTGGCCCGATAACTAAGGATTAAGCATGGCAAACAATACAGCTGGTGAATTTGTTGGGATGCTATTTCTCGCAAGAGAAATTACCCACCGCATCCATCTAAAAACCTTATCTTTTGCAGAGCATAAAACCCTTAATGAGTTTTATGAGGCAATTATTCCCCTAGCAGATGACTTTGCCCAACAATATCAAGGGCGTTATGCAATCCGTTTGGATATTCCCTATGTAACCAACAAATACAAAGGGACAGTTTCAGAGGTATTGCGCCAAGAAATGGAATGGATTGAGGCTAACCGCCAACAGATCGTTCCTCGTACTGAGACAGCTTTACAAAACAAGATTGATGAAATCGTTGCTTTGTACCAAAACACCCTTTATCAACTTACCCTTCAGTAAGGAAAAATCATGAGTACCTTTCAATTAGACCCAAACCAAGTCGCTTTTGGTGTTCCTTCAATGGGGACTACCCAAGTGGCAACAGTCACTACAAGTAGTGTTCAGATGACCGCTTTTGGTGCAAATACAACAATGATTCGTATTGCTTGCGCCCAAGGACATTGCCATTTTGCTATTGGCTCTAGCCCAACAGCGTCAATTACTACTTCTCCTCTGATTGGCGTAAATCAGTCAGAGATTGTTAAAGTCACGCCTGGTCAAAAGATCGCATTTATCAAAGATGCGGCTATTACTACATCGACTGTTACTGTAACTGAACTTAACTAAGGAGTTCCCATGAAAATGAAGTCCCCCGCAGCTAAAAAAGTTTCTAAAGTGATGAAAGAGTATGGTGCTGGCAAACTGCACTCAGGCTCCAAGAAAGGCCCCGTGGTCAAGTCTCAAAAGCAGGCTGTGGCTATTGCCATGAGTGAGGCAGGCATGAGCAAACCAAAAAAGAAAGGTGGTGGTTATGGCTACTAAATGGATTCAGTCAGCAATCAAAAAGCCTGGCGCATTGCGTCAAACAATGGGCATTAAAGCTGGCAAAAACATTCCAGCAAAAGCCTTAAATAAGGCAGCCAAACAGCCTGGCATTACTGGCCAAAGGGCAAGGTTAGCCAAAACTCTTAAAGGCATGAAGTAATGCCAAAACAAGGACTTTATGCCAATATCCATGCCAAACAAGAAAGAATTAAAGCAGGCTCTGGTGA